GTCAAAATCTTATAGATAGATTTGTTAGATGGTTAAATAAAGTAATGGATTTAATCAAAGAACAATTAGTTAGATTAGGATTAAGTGATGAAGCTAAAATAGAAGATTATTTTGAATTAGCAGCTACTAATATTCTTGCAGGTAAATATCAAGGTGAATTTAAACCTTATGATGAAATATTCTTACAACAATCTGATACTCAAAAGAAATTAGATAATATTATTACTGAAAGAAATAGTGAAATCAGAACAGTAAAAAAAACAGACGAAGAAGAAAGTATTAAAGAAATATTTGAAAATGGAGAATGGAAAAGAATAAAACGTGTATCTAATATTGTTAAAAGTAAAGATAAATATTATAATAATACAGATACAAGAACAGAAACACAAAAAACTAAGAATGATAATCAAGCTATATTTGGTGAAAAGGTACATAATGATTTAATGATACTAATGAATAAAGCATTAGGTAAAACTGATAATAGACCTTTTATGCTTAATTCTGCTTACCATGAAAAAATGCAAAATTTCGTGGATAGTATCATATCACAATTTAACCCTGATACACATCAATATTATACAGAGGTTAATATACATAATAAGAATTTAGCAGGTACTATTGATTTACTTATTGTAGATAGTGAAGGTAAAGCTAATTTATTTGATTATAAAAGTATTACAGGACTTCTTGATAATGTAAATATAGGTAAGAATTATACTGATAAATGGTATGAACAATTAATTCAATATAGAAAAATTCTTACTGATTATGGTATTACTAAATTTGGTCAAACTCGTGTAATTCCTATTGCAGTTAATTTTAGTGATAAAGTAACAGCTAAAGAAGGTAGTGATTTACCTAGTGCTTTTAGTATTGGAACTAATACTTATATAGATGTAACTGAATTATCTAATCTTAATCCTGTACCATTACCAGAAGAAAGAACAGGTAATAAAAGTATTGATTCTATGATTGATAGAATTAATGATAGAATTAGACAACTGAACGCAAAACCTAGTCAAGAAAATACATTTAAAATTAATGAATTAAAGAAGGATATTGCTAATTTACAAGTTAGTAAAAATCTTGAAGTAATTGCTTATCAATCTGAAACAGATTTAGGTATCATAGAAAACTTATTAAAGAAAGCTGAAAAAGAATCTTTAAATGGTGATGAGATATATGATTTAATTCAATTATATAATTATTATGAAAATAGATTAGAAGCAGGATTATATAAAAATAAAGAAGGTCAAGTACTTAATGAGATTATAGCAGCTACAGCTTATGTACAAGAAAATAAAGAAAAAATAGATGAACTTCTTAAACTTTATAATAATACATTAGATGTAACTGATGAAACTATTAAACCTTCTTCATGGTGGAATAGAATTTATAAGTTGTCTGATTATGATATTCCTGCTTTTCAAGGACTTTATAAACTATTTAACAGAGTAGCGGCACAAAAAGAAATTAAAATACGTAAATTAAAAGAGGATATTAAGGATATTATATCTCAAATTAAATCTGAAACAGGAGTAGAAGGAGAAAAGATGTTTTATCCTATTCTACAAAAAGATGAAAAAGGTAATCCTACTGGTAAATTAATAGCTCAAAAGGATAAGAAATGGTTTGATTATGTAACAGCTAATAAAAGTAGTCTATATAAGAATATGGATTCTACTGATATAAGTTATATTAAAAATACACCATTAGGACAGTATATTAAATTTGATGAGTTTCAGAAATGGTTTGATGCTAAGATGAAAGATAAATTAGATTCTCTTAGAACATCTAATGATGCTTACAAAGCTGAATCTATTCGTAGATATAAAGCATTTCTCATTAATGTCTCACTTACTAACCCTAATGGGAAGTATTATGATATAAAAGCTGATAATTTTGGTAAGTTTCTTAATCCTGATTATAAAACTCATGTAGCAGATAAACCTAATAGTGGACTAGCTAAGTTATATAATAAATATATTGAATTAAATAGATATGCTAATGAAAATGCTAATGCTGGTATAGATACTAACTTCTTACCTTATATTCGTAAAAATACAATTAAGAATTTAGTTGATAGTGGATTTAATTTACGTAAATTAAAAGATAATGTACTTAACGATTTACAATCTCAAGAATGGGAAACATTTGAATTAGATTCTAATGGTAACAAAATATATAAAATACCACTTAAATTTAATATAGATGTTAAGAAAAGAGATTTGACACAACAATCTTTAGATTTAGGTGAAATGCTTGTATTATGGGCTGATAGTGTTTATAATAATAAATTACTTCAAGACCAACATGATACATCTTTATTATTTTTAGAAGGGCTTAGAAGAAGTAAAGAATATGTAACTAAGAATGGTAAGTTGTTTACTAAAAATGGAGAAGTTGCTACTAAACCAGTAGAAGTAGAAACTATAGAACAATATATAGAATATCACAATGATATTTTTTATGGTCAAACCAGTAAAGATGAAGATGCTGAAATAATGGGTATGAGTAGAAGAAAGCTAGCTAGAGCAGCTACACAATATTTTTCTGGTACTCAATTAGCACTTAATATATTCTCTGGTTTAAGCAATTTAACAGGAGGATTTGTTAATGCTTATACTTATGCAGGTACTCAATATACTAAGAAAGATTATTCTGTAGGTCTTAAATCTATATTTGGTAAAGATAGTAAGACTTATGCAGCAATTAAAATGTTTAATGTTGATTCTAATATCTATGATGCTAATCAATTTAAAGATGTTAGTGTAGATAAAATTAATAAATTATTTACTTGGGACAAAGTTTATACTTTACAAAAAAAAGGAGATTGGTTAATGCAAAACGCTACTCTAGTAGCTATGATGCAGAATTATACTATTAAAAATGATAGTATAGTAAAAAAAACAGACGGAGATAAATCACTTATAGAATTACTTGAAATGGATTCTAAAGGAAAATATTCTCTACCCATTAGGAATGAAGAGGAGTTATTTAGATTCAGAGAAAAAGTAAGAAATGTAAATAGTCAAATTATAGGTAATACATCTGAATATGATAAACAATTAGCAGGTAATACTCTTATAGGACAACTTGCTTTACAATTTAGAAGATGGATGCTTCCTATGGGAGTAAGTAGATTTGGTTCACTTAAATATAATAGTGGGCTAGAAGAAATGAGTTATGGTAAGTATAGAAGTACAGGAAAGTTACTATGGGAAACTACAGTAAAAGAAATGACTATTAAACCACTTTTAGAATTTATAAAAAATACTAAAGGAGGTAAGTTAGATGAATGGCTTCTATCTAAATATAATGAAGACTTAATATTAAATTCAAAATTAGGTACGTTTGATGAATATAGAGATTTATATTTTAGAAATATGAAATCTACTATTATGGAAGCTAGTGTACTTATTGGATTAGTTGCTCTTAAAGCAGGATTGAAAGGAGATGATGATGAAGAACCATGGAAAAAAGTATTGACAAGAGTTCTTAGTAGAACTACAGCAGAAAATAGTTTTTGGTTTACACCTGATAGTTTCTTTCAAATAGTACAAACACCTATTCCTATTATAAATCTTGCTAAAAATGTAACTGATATTCTTACATTACCTAAAGACGCGTATGCTGCTTTTATAGAAGGTGATGAAGAAGTATTTGATAATTATGATGCTAAATTTGGTAAATTAGTAATAGGGTATAACGCATGGCTTTCATTTCTAAAAGAAATAGATAGAGAATAATGGGAAAATTCATAACTAATCAAGAATTAGCAGAATTAGCTAAATCATACGGTATAGAGTTAGCAGCACTTAAAGCTGTAATAGAAGTAGAAAGTAGAGGAGATGGTTTTTATAGTACAGGAGAACCTGTAGTATTATTTGAAGGTCATCAATTTCATAAATTTACAAAAGGTAAATTTGATAAATCACATCCTGAATTAAGCTATCCTAAATGGACTCATAAATGGTATAAATATAATCAACCTGATAGAGTAGATGAAGCAGCTGAATTAGATTTTAGAGCAGCTATATTATCTACTTCTTGGGGTTGTATGCAAGTTATGGGTTTTAATTATAAACTTGTAGGTTATGAAACTCCAGAAGATTTTGTAAAAGCTATGTTTTTATCTGAATATAATCAGATTAAAGCAGGTATGGAATATATTAAAAATGCAGGTTTATTAGATGAAATAAAAACTAAATCATGGAGAGCTTTTGCAAGAGGTTATAATGGGGCAGGATATGCTAAGAATAATTATCATGTAAAATTACAAACAGCTTATACTAAATATAATAAATAAGATGCCATTTTGGGATAAGATATTTGGAAGTACATCAGCAATTAAAGATGTAATAGGAGCAGTAGGAGATACTGTAGATAGGTTTGTTCTTACTAAACAAGAGAAACTTGATTATGAAAGACTTCAAGCTGAACAAGAATATAGATTTAAAGTATTTGAAGCTGAAAACTATCAAAAAGAACTTGATAGACAACTTGAATTATATAAGTTAGATAATGAAGATAGAGCAAATGCAAGAGAATTAAATAAATCTGAATTAGCTCAAGATGATATTTTTATAAGAAGATTTAGATATTATTTTGCACTTGGTATTACTTTAGGTTGTATTGCTTATATAGGTTGTGTTACATTTATAGATATGCCTAAAGAGAATCAAAGATTTGCTGATATGTGTATAGGTAGTTTAACTACTATTGTACTTACAATTATAGCATATTTCTTTGGTAGTAGTCATAATAGTAGTGTTAAAGATGATACAATTAAAAAACTAGTATAATGGGACTTTGGCAAAGTTTAATTAACAAAATTAAAGATGGGTCTTGGAGAGATATAGACCCTAGTATGATTATAGAAGGATGTACTAATCATTTTCTTGGAGATATATTAAATGATAAAGAGAAGCAAGATAAAATTAAAAAACTTGCTACTTATCGTATTAATATATGTAATAAATGTCCAATGAATGAGGAAGGTAATTGTGATAATAGTGGAGATATAATGATAGAACACGTTATTACAAAACAAAAAGTAAAAGGTTGTGGATGTGGATTATCTTGTAAAACATCTAGTCCTGATGCAATGTGTCCTGCTGGTAAATGGATTAGTGTGAAAATTTAGTGCCTTTTGGCGTTGTTAATTGGTAGAATGGGTTAGATTGAATCAAAAAAGAGTCCTGATTTAAGGACTCTTTTTCTTTTTAGGATGAAGTGCAATATATTAATCTATATTAATTCTAATTGTTTGATTATTAATTAATGTATTATTTACTTCAATATATGTTACTGGTTCATATCCATGATTAGTTCCAACTTCTAATTCATAATCATCTGTAATTAAACCTGCTTTTTCAAGTTCTTCTATTTTATCTTTAAATTGTCCTAGTGTCATAGTTTTAATTATTTAATATACCATTCAAAACTTAATTGAAATATTAACCATTGAATATTAATAGATTTGTCTTTATCAATTAGAGCTAAAGTAATTGAGGGTAAAAGTTCAATAAGTTCATAACTAATATTAAAATTAATACTATAATATTCTGTACTAAGTGAAGTATCAGTACTAACACTTATTCTAAATAAATCTCTATTCCAAATTTTACTATAATAAATACGAAAACATAAATCATATAGTTTAGCACGATATACACTAAATCTATAATCTCCTTCCCATTTCCATTTCATCCTTTTTCAATTAGTTTAAACTTGTTTATAAAATCTTCTTTTTCTCTATGGTATTTAACTTTACCAAATTTCTCAATATAACTAATTACTTCTTTCCATTCTCCATTAATTTTAGCTAATCCAGTAACATCAACAACTGTATATTCTTTATCTTTATAGCTAACAGTATCATATACTTTAAAGGGTCTAAAGAATCTAGGAATTACTTCTCTTGCTCTTTTTTGTACATATTGAGGAAAACTAAATTTAGTTTCATTAGCAAAATATAAAGTTTTATCTCTCCAAACTACTTTTTCAGAATATAATTCTCCTGTTTGAGCAAGTCTCATAAGATAAAATATATCTCCTTCACTATGATAAAGTTCATAATTTAATACTTTAAATACTAGTTTCATAATTACATAAACATTCCTGTTCTCCAATTAATAGTACTAAATATATTAGGCATTTCTTTTTCTAATTCTTCTCCAATAAGATTAGCTATAATTCTACATTCTTTTTGAGCATGGTCATCACATCTAACATTTAACAAAGTTAACCAACTTCTTAAAGTACCATTAAAACTCATTATAGTTGTAGTACAGTTAGGAAGTATAAATCTAGCACATTCCTTAGCTACTCCCGCTTCTAATAAAGCATTATATAAATTTTGAATATCTTCTAATATATTTTCTATTTTTATAGAAGCATTTCCAGTACTACCATTTACTATTACAAAAGGGTCAAATACTTCTGTACTACTTTGTCTGTTCTTTTTATCTTCTGCTCTTAATTCAATTAGTTCAAAACCAATTACTTTACTATACCGTAAACTATGTTCTTGTGGTTTAATAGAAGCATGACGTAGTAATTGTCTACCAATACTAAGAGATGTTTCTATTTCAAATACAAAGTTTATCATATCTAATGGAGAAACGTGTTTATTATCCATGAGGTATTTTATAAGTTTACCATTATCTTCTTTAATAATACCATGTCTTGCAATAGCTGATACTATTTCTTCAGAATTTAATTCTTCATATTTACCTACTCCAGTTGTCTTTGCTACTAATTGTACATTCATAATATATTATTTTGTTTAATTTTAGACCATATAAAACCACCTGATGATTTAGATTTACCAACACAATTATTAGTAATAGCTTTTCTGTTAATATTTAATTGTCTGCTTGCTTCTGTAGCAGATTTATAAGATTTAATATAATCTCCTGTAACTTTATTATATTGATAAACTCTTACTTGTACAGGAGATTTATAACCATTTTTATATTTTTCTTTTAGAGAATTTCTCATTTTCTCTATCATTTCAGGACTTCTTGGTATTCCTGATAAAGCATATCTAACTTTTTCAATATGTTCTTGTGACTTAGGAACTCCTTTTAATCTTTTAGATATATTTTCACAAAATTCTTTAGACTTTTTAACACCTTTTAATTTTCTACTTATTACTTCATAATTTCCTGTATTACCTCCTTCACCACCTTTTGATATATTATAACCTATTAATGGATTATTAGCATCTAATTCTTTAATCCAAAATATTTCTCTTTTACATAAATCTTCTTTATTATCACACCATTCTATTATTTCTTTTTTAAAATTAGTTCTACCATATTTTTGAATAGCTCTGTTTAAATAAATACCAGAACCTAAATACCAATTATCATCTCTTTTACGATAAACTCTTTTACCTATATAGAATTTACCATTAATTAAATTTGTAGTTTTATATATGTACATAATATTAAAGTTTAATACAAATATAATCATTTTTTGATAAGCAATTGGAATAATTTTTAATATTTTTTAATCACCTACTATTTGTGTGTTAATTTTTGTCTTGTTCATAATAATTATTTATTTTCCCAAATTAAACTATGATTTGAATATACTTCTACAGTTGTATTATAATCATTATCTTCAACTGCGATTTCGTTTTCTGTATCATATAATATTTCAGACTCTTTAAATCCTAAATCATCATCAATTACATTATCTAAATCATTAGTTTCTTTTAACGTATCAACAATATTATTCATATTGGCATCATCTGAAAAATGCAGTCTTTTCCAAATAGTTATTTTATAGTCTATATAATTCATAATATATTTTATTTTTTATCTTCTAAAGTTATTACTGTTATAGGTACATTTTTTACACAATCTGCACAATAATATTTACAGCTACAATTAGTGTAATCATAAACTCTTTCTTTTGATTTCATTCTTTTTCATCTGTGTCTATTCCTTCTTCCTGTTCTACAAAAGAAGTAAATTCTTCTAATTCATTGCTTGATAAATAATGAAAAATATGAGTAATTAATCTATCCGCATCATCAGATATTTCATTAATTCTATTTAAAGCATTTACAATTTTAAATCTAAGTTCTTTTTTATTTGCCATATTTATATAATTTTAAAATGAATTAACATTTTTCTTACTTCTTCTATTAAATGATGAATGTCAGAATTATTATCAATTACATAATCAAATTCTGCATTATCAAGTGCTGTTTCTGATTCATGTTGACTTTCGTTTTGACAATTACAATTAGGGTATACACACTCTCCATTTACATCTTGTTGATTGCATTTTGTCTTATCAATTCTATTAATTCTAATTACAATACCATTTCTTTCTTTAATATCTTGAAGTTCATTAGGAAATCTAACATCAGTAATAATCCAATTAGGATACTCAACTTTAGGAAAACCTTTTGTTATATTTTTATCAATTATTGTTTTTGATTGATAATCAGCAAATAAAGCATTTACCCAAATATTATTTAATAGTTTATCTCTAAATAAATCAGTACCAATAAATTGCATTAATTCTCTTGGTGTAAATTCATGTTTATATGCAGTTTGCCAATTAACTCTATATTCTTCTTCATACTTTTCTTTAGAACATTCTTTGTTAATAATTTGAGTTATTTTAATATCTCCTTTATAAATATGTTGAAAACCATCAGCATACCCATATCTTATCCAATCTTTTCCTAATGGGCTAGATTTAAACTCTTGGTCTTCAAGTTGTTCTACTGTACAACCTATAAGAAGTGCAACTATTTGTTTTAATTTTGCAGCAAAAGATTTTTGTTGCCATCCGCTAACAGCATTTAGTTCTTTAACATCATAACTATTTAATAATTCAGGTTTAAACATATAATCAAAACTATCTTTAGGATTTTCAGTTGATAGTTTTTTATTAGCTATTAAAAGTTGAATTATAGATGCTACAGTTGATTTTCCTGATTTAATATTCCCCGACAATGCAAGTATCATAATACTTCAATTTTATATCGTAAATACTTTTTTCTTCTTTAGTTAATAACTTCCATAGAGTTTCAAAATCTTTGTTAAAATTATGAGTAGGCCATATAAGGTCAGCTAACTCTAATTTAGCTCTAGCTAATCCAGTATTACAATACTCTTTTAGTGCTTTAACAAAATGAAGTTTACTTTGTCTTTTTACTGCTTCTTCTAATCTATTTTTTAATTGTTGTTTTGTCATTTTGATTTATAAGTTTAATTTCATTATATTCTTTTACATAGTTATCAAATATAATAGCAGCAGTTTCTAAGTCATCATTAGTTACTTCTTCTGCTTCTATCCAATTTAATTCTGGATATTTATTTTTTAATTCTTCATAAGTCATATTACATTTTTATAAGTATTAATATTTTTAAATAAAAATTCATCTAATTCTTGTAATGTACTAAACTGTAAAGTAAAAGATTTTTGACTTTGTATGGGATTATTATCATCAGTATGACCAGGGCTAAACCAAAAACCTTCAATATAACCATAATAATATTCATTTACTGTTCTTTCATCGGGTCTTATTCCATAACCTTTACATATTTGTACTTGATGATTAGGAAACAATCTTTGTAATTGATTGACCATTTGTATCATCTTAACATTAATATCTATGTTTTGTTGTTCATTCATAACCTTCTACATTTTGTTTTAAATATTCTTCTAATTCTTTTAACGTATTAAATTCAGGAGTAAAATTCTGTCTACCATCTTTATAAACATAATCAGACATATAAACTTGATATAATTCTTCTATTTTTGATAAATGACTATGCTTTTTAATAGCGTTATTAATATAAATATAGTTTTTAGAACCGTGTAATTTAATAAGTTTATTAATTATTTTTTTCATAATTTTATAATTTTAGGTTTAAAAATACCTGTACATTAAAAACATACAGGTATAAGTACTACAGCCATTTACTATTTTTCTAATTCTTTTCTTTCATTATCAAGATTGCGGTTAAGAGCTAATTCAGATTCAAACTTTAGAGGATAACGTGCTTTAAGTTTAGCAATATTATTTTCTAATGCTTTATTAGTATTAATATTAAGTAAATTTTCACCGATATATACCCACATAATAAATCCATCTTGAATACTAGCATGACTTGAATTATCTTTATCATCTGATTGAGCAGTTTTAAATGCAAAACCAAAATCCCAAAGTATATCTTCTACATTATTCTCTTCAATGAATTTCTTTATGTCATTTTTGAATTCATCATCAATGGTTTCTTCTACTAATTGTATACCTACTCTAGTAGCCTCATTAGCTAAATACCAACTTACATCAGCCCATTCTTCTCCAATGTTTATTAAATCCAAAGTTTTTCCATAAGCTAATTCTTTTTTGTAAGCATCTATTAATTCTCCAATTTCACTCATTACTCCCATTTTCATATGTCGAGCATTAGCTTTATTGGTAGATAAATTAACACAAGTTCTACTTGCTGAGGTTTGATATTCTTGATAAGTCATTATAATTGTATATTTAAGTATTTATTACATAATATTTTAAATGAATAAGGTTCTTTACTTACTACTTGTACAGCTAAATATTGTTCAAGATAATCAACTAAATACATATATTCTAATCCTTTTTCATAAGTATTAAGAGGTTCTGTCTGCCAATCTTCCATACTAGTAGGAATACATTCATCTAGAACACAATTACTAATAAGTTGATTTAATATATTATTAGCTAATTCATTACAATCTGATTTAGTATATAGTGCTTTAAGTAAATTACCAGTATTATAAATTATCTGAATATGAAGTAATCTTTTTTTACTAAGATATTGTTTTTCTGTTAGTTCTTTTCTTGTAGATAACAGTTCATAATATTTATCTATTATTGTATCCATTGGAGTAAGTTATTATCTTTATAGTAATTCATTAGTTTTTCTTTACTCCACACTATAATATTAGATTCGTGTTTATTATTATGTTCACGATAATTTTTAAAATTATCTTTATTATCCATATTACCTGATAAGTGAAAGATATTATTACCCCATTCGTAAACATAACTAATAGGTAAACTACTATCTATTATATAATTAGTAGGTATGATAGTAATATAATCATATAAACCTTTTTGAGAATCTTGATAAACTCTATTATTATGATAATTTTTTATAAAATCAGGTTTCAAAAACCAAGTACCTTCTGCATTATTTTCTGTAATTGATATTTCTTTGTTTTGTTTATTATAAAATATAAATTGTTTAGCTTTATATATATCTCCTTTAAAAGTAGTTATAGCATTAAGAAAATTAGAAAAATAAATATCATCATCTTGCCAAAATGTAATAATATTATCTTCTTGAAATAATATACTTTTAAAATACTCAAAACTATCATATATAATTTGACCTAAATTATTATATTCTTGATTAGTTTCAGTACTTATATGATTATTCCATATCTTAATATTTTGACTATTATCAAATTCATGTAATGTTATGTTACAAGATGAATTATTAAATATTAATAATTGTTTATTAGTATATTCTTGTTCTAACCAACATCTTATACTCCTACCTAATAGTTCAGGTCTATTATAAGTATATAATAAAGCAACGTGTTTTAATCTTTCCATATAAATTTAGTTTTATATACTCCTTGCCCAGTAGGAATAGATTTGTAAATACAAATAGACTTAACAAAAGGACTTTTCATAGTTACAATATCTAATTCTTTATATTGTTTTCTTCCAATAACTTCAACAGTTCTATTAAAATATCTAATTCTTAGATACCAAAGATATATCCATTTCATTCTTTCCTAATGGGATTAGTTCATAATGCTTAAATCCTTAACAAATACTTTTTGTAGTAAATTTAATTTAGTACTTTCAGTAAGGATAGTACTCTTTTTAAGACTTTCTGTTACTGCATTATAAACATTCCACATTGAAGTTTTATCATCTCTAATACCGTATAAGCTAGTAGCATCCATAAGACTATTAACAGCATCACTAACTGGATTAATACCAAATTCTTTGTTCTTTTTAGCAAAGAATAAAAGTTCACCAGCCAACTCATAAATTTGATTTTTATTAAGATTAACATCCCAAAGATATTCAGCTACTCTTTTATATTTAAGAACATCATTCATACTTTCTTCAATATAACCTTCTGTTTCTTTATAAACATCTTGATAAGAACCAGTAAGTTGTACTGTTTTAATGTTATTAGCTCCAAAAATAGCTCCATTAGAACAGAAATCAACTCGCTTACCACGATATAAACGCATTTCTGGTTTAAGAGAACTAAGAGTATATACAAGACCAATTTCACTAAACATATCTTTAAAATTACTTGAAATATCAGGAATTACATTAAATGATTCAGGTAATTTAGCTTTAGCAATTACACTACCATAACTAATATTTTGCTTAACAGGGGCATCAGCATTAAGTTCACTTGTTAATACATCTACTTTTTCTTCATTTACTGTTTTATCATCAGCTTGAAACATCCACTCAACCCCTTGAATACCTTCAAACTTTTGAAGAAAAGGTTCTAAATAATCCAGAGTATGTTTAAATTTCAATGTCTCTGATTTAGGATGCACATAAATTTTACTATTTTCAAGTTGCTTAAAATCTAGGATTTCTGCCATTTTTGTATGATTTTATGATTTATATATAAAAATAGACTGCCTTTTAAAGACAGTCTAAATTTACGGATTAAAATTTGATTTGCAAAATAATTAAGCTATATTTTTCTTGTTTTTATAAATATTAAGAGTCTTTATTTTATTATCTTCTTCTCCTGAATAACTAATAGTTATTTTATAAGTTTCTTCTCCAAGATGATTTAATAATTCTTCTCTTAATTTATATATTCCTTTAGGATTTTTAACTCTTGCAAATTGACCTTCTGGTAATTTAGGAAGATAACTAATAAGAAATTCAAGTTGATTGTTATCAATTTGAGTTCTAGTAAATTTAGTATTTATAATTTCAATTCCGTATTGACTTAATAGTTCTGCTTCTGGTAAAACAATATCTTTTGCTTTATTATTTAAGTATTCTTGTTCATAAATTTGAAAAATTGTTTTCACTAGTGCTTTTACACCATCTTTAGTAAATTCAGTTTGATTTCCTATTACTAATTCAATAATTTCTGCTAGTGCAGTATCTTGTGTTATTGCAGTATCCATTTTATTTCGTTGTTTGTTGTTAATTTAAGTAATTGATTAGTTTTATTAAATACATTATTATATTCCCAACTTCTTTGTTCATAAGCTGCTCTAGCAGGATGTTCTATTTCATAAATAGTATGATAAAAATTACCAATATATTTTTTAAATTTAGCTGCTTTAGCTCCCATTAGGATAAAGACTATGGGTTCAGGAAGACCATTCAAAGTTTCTATAACTCTTTGTATAAACTTTTCCCAATAAACAGCATGACTATTAGGTTCGCCTTTTCTTACAGTTAAACTACTATTTAGTAATAGTACACCTTGATTAACTAAATGTAGTAAATCATTCTTTAAAACATAATTATCAGGATAATTAAGGTCTTCTCTAATAGCTTTTTCTATGAATTGAAGACTAACAGGTTTCTGTGATTTATTAGTTGCAAAAGCAATACCGTTTGCATTATCATTACTATAGGGGTCTTGCGCTAGAATACAAACACGTATTTTACTAATATCAGTTTCAAATGACTTAAACACATTTTCCTTAGAAGGATAAACCACATATTTATTTCTTTCATCACCATTAATTTTAGTTAATAAATCACTAAACCATATTGCATTTATTTCATCTCTTAAATGATTAAACCAACTCCAATGAAGTCTTGTTAAAATTGCTTTTTCCCATTCAGTAATTTCAGCAACTTTAAGTTTTGAATGTTTATTTTCAATAAGAGGAATAACATAATTGTTATAAGCACCTTCTTGATATGAATAATGTCTAGTAGGCATTTCCTTACCATCCATATAAACATCCATTACAGTTCTTACTAAATTATATCCAAGTGGAGAATAGATGTTAATATCCATATCTCTCTTTTTACAATATTCTAATATAGTACTTCTAATAGAAACTTGATTATATTCAACTTCTTTAGCAGAAGGAACATAAATAAAATGTTTACTCAAACTAAGTTGTAGTTGTCTCATTATTTATTTTAAGTTAATAATAAAAATAGCTACCCAACAAAGTCGAGTAGCTATAATGATTCATGCGATATACCAAATTATTTAATTACTAAATGTTGTTTTTCAATTAATTCGACTCCTGGAACATAATCACCTTCTTCTATAACTTTCTTTATAGTTACTTTATCAGGTGTCATTTCAAAGTCTGTTTCTTCATATCCATTGTCTAACATATCTAAATAAGTAGTCATATCTAATTTAGCTTTTAACCTAGTACTCTTATAAGCAAAAGGAACTATTTCTAAATTATCTATATTAACAGCTTTTGATTTACCAACAGATAGATTAAAATCACCTATTTTTACTTTACCTCTTAATTTTACAGAGTCTAAAAGTTTGGTTTTTAAAGTGTCTAATGTAGTGTCAATAGCCTTATTTTTGGCTTGTAATCGCTTTATTTCAGAGGCTCTAAGGTCAGCCTCGTTCTCTAAATTTTTAATCAACCAGATGTAATTTAAGGCTTTTTTCTCAAATTCATTATTATTAACAGTAAGAACTTCATTAAGTTCATCTGTTAATTCTCCTCCATTTTCAATAAGTTCTTGTGTTGCTTTTTGTAAATCAGCGTCTATTTCCCAAAGTGATTTCATTGTTTATTATATCTTTTTATATTAATAATAAGTTCTCTATAATCTTTAATTTGTATTTCATGTTCTAATCTTACTATATAATTCATATTGTCGTTCTCTACAATAGCCTTCTCATTATGAATTAATTTCTTTTCTTTTACATCCCATATCTTAGACTGTATTGAATCTAAAAATGCTTTTTCATAAAACTGTTTATAATTATCTAAATCATTTTCTTTACCAAGAGCTAATACATCCTCTTTTGTTGTTATGAATATAAATTCTATTACAACTTGTTCTTTAATTATATAATCAGTAAAAGGTAAATTATCTAAATAAAAATTCTTTAAACAAGTTTTAATCTTAACATAATTATCTACTTGAATTTTAGATTCAATTTCACTATCTGATATTCTATGAATAGAATTACCAGAAATTACTAATTTTCTTACTGTTCCTGCTTGATTAGGATTTTTTAATAAGGGTTTTTTAGTATGAAGGTCAATTAAAATACCTTTTTTGTCAAAAGCATATAAATAATCTATCTTATTAGATAAATATTTAGGAATATGAGTACCTTTCTTATAGTATTTTGGTCTAATTACACCTAGAGAAACATCTCTAGGATAATCTTTAAATCTAAATTGTTTTATAATCATTAGTTAATTACTTAAATGAATATGTTTAACATTGCCGTTATATCTTATATTATGTATTTCTCTATATTCATCTTGTGAATAAGAATTATCATAATGATAAAGATTTATTTGGTCATGTGCTCTAGCATTAATTAATGCTTCTTTATGTAAATCTGTCAAAATAGATTTTTGTTCAAATTGACCATTTACATACGTATAATATATTAATAGTATTCCCATATTAAGTTTGATTACTTATTTTAATCTTTTTAGTATTACCTGTATATTCAATATCTATAATTCTACGAGTAAAATTATAAGAATTATCAACTGGTTCTTTCATATAACTAGCTATATTAATATATTCATTAAGTTGAGCATTTTTAGTTATATGGTCTTTGGGTAATTGAATAATCTCTTCTTTATGAGTTATCCAATTATAATAATGTAATTCTATCATATCTATTAAATTTAAGTTCTATTTCTCTTATAATTCCATAAGGAGTGTCAATATCACAATTTGTTATTTTAGTATTATTAAATTTATGTTTTAATCGTCTAATAGTTATTACTTTACCAACAGTCCATCCGATGTTGTTAATCCTATCATCTCTATAAAATACTGCATCTCCTAATTTCATAATAATTGTTGTTTATAATATTCTATTGTATCTATTACTGTCTCTTTACCAAATTTAGTAAGAAACTCTGTAAAATCTTTTCCTTCTTGCTTAGGAAATAATAATGGAATACAACCTGCTTGTTTATATACAATAGATTGTCTCATTCCAGTCCAATCATTATCAAATAAAGTAAATATCTTTATTTGGGTATTAAATACTTTACCCATCTTAGCAAGAATATGAATTATTATATCAGAAGGTCTTATTTTTTCATGTATAATAAAACAAGTATTAAGCCCAAATAACTTTTGATAAAAAGCATCTTTTTTAGATTTAGTTATAATAACATAATCTTGTGTTCTATCAAGATACTCTAAATCACCAAATTTAATACCACTTGGATTAATAAATCTTCTTTGGTCTTTTCTTTTATTAGGTGAATATATTTGATACTTATATTCATCTGTATCATCGGGAAAATGATAAGCAAATGTTTGTTTCAAGTTATTATAAAATCTTTGTTCATTATCTACATATTCCCAAAAACATTCAATAGAAAATATATTGTAATATTGTAAAGTTTCATAAGATATGTTAAGACCTCCTATATTCCAAAAAGCTAAATCCCATTTACTAAACTTTTTCCTCTTTATCCTAATGGAATATTTAGCCTTAACGCTTAATATTACTTTCTTGCTAGAATCATAAGGAATTACATTTTCTAATAGATTAAATCTTTCAGCTACAATTTCTAATGCTCTAAAGAAAGATACATTATATTTCTGTTTTACAACATCAAAACAATCAAATTGTCTCCAAGCAAAATCATTAAAGATAAGTCTATTATCTGTATGTCTAACAAAAAAGCTACATTTTGGAATATCATCTTGTCTTAAAACATTAATATAATGTTTAGTGAAATCAACTGATTTGATTTCAAGATATTCACAAAATATAGCTTCTTCTGATACCTTAGATAGAATATAGTCTTTTGTTAATTCAAATCTAATTAATTTCATTTTCTTTGAAATCTAAATACCAAATATTACCTATCTTTTCTACTCTATATATTCCTTCTACTATACTAGAATTTGTTTTTATAGTATATGAGTATCTAGGTCTTGAAGGATAATTTTTAAAATATTTACCTTTTTCAGATATTTTAAGTTCTATGTGTTTTTCATCTTTTATAATATGAGTAAATGGTAAATCAGGATTTTCATTAGTAAATATATGAAATCCTGTAAATGTACTTTTATCTTTACGGATTTGAACTATATCTTCCATTAGCAAAAATAAATTAAAAAAGGGAGACGAATCTCCCTTTTATTATTCTAAACCACAGATGTATTTCTTGGAGCAGAAGGTACTGAACCTCTACTTTCTGTATCAGGAGTTGCTGAAACAGGATTTAAAGTAAAATATCGAGGGTCTTCTTTAAATACAAGTGGTTTTGACTTATGCTTACTAGAAAGACAATCACCATATTGAGGCCATTGTACAAATTGACCTTTATAACCAATAATAGAAGTAAATTCTAAATCAAAAAGGTCTTTGTCGTAAAGAGCTTCGGCATTAGTAAGAAACTCTTCTGCATCATCCATTTCAAGGTCTTGAAGTTTCTCATAATTCTCTTTGGACATAAAGCATCCAAAGATGTGCATAAGACGACCAAAATTACCATTGACCATATTTACATACTTTCCATCTTCTGTATCAGCTCTTTTCTTACCTTTATTCTCAATTACTCCTTTTGCATATCGCTCTCTATCAAACTCATAAGGACTGAACATTGTAGGATTAAATTCTGCTTCTCCATCAAATTCTTTAAAAAAGAACTTAATACGGTCAAAATATCCTTTTTCACTTTTGTCTGAATCTACTTTATCTAATTGAGGAAGTGCAGCCATTCTAAGTTTTACACCTTCTACTTTTGGTTGTACATACCCCGCACTTTCTTGTGCCATTGCATTTAATTTCATGTCTTTTCTTTTTGTTTTTGTTTAGTATTAATTTTTTTAGCTTAAAAAGGGTTATAATATAATAAAAAATCCCGACTATTTCTAATCAGGACTTTTTATTGTGAAATAAATTTGCAGTGCCTACTTGCATTTGAGAGGCATTAGATTTCTTCGATTAAGATTAAGCAGGTTCTTCCCAAGTTTCTTCTTCTTCAACTTCTTCTGATTCATCTATTAATGTAGAGGCATCATACAAAGCTGGTTCATCTTCTGTATCTTCTGCTTCATCTTTACTATATTTGCGAACCAATTCAGTAGGAACAATTTCCCAAACTGAAAGTACTCCATCTACAACTTGAGTCTTATCCTCAACTAGATTATAACCATGACGGTCTTCTGTTGGCTTAAGAATTTCTACAAGGTCAGAATAAGTAAACTCTTGATTCTTAATTTTACCTTTAGTACCTTTAAGTACTGCATCAGGGGTATCTACTGGTACTACAAGGATATAAGCCTTGCCATTATCTTGACCAACAAGAATTGCATTTTCGTTTAATTTCATTTCAGCAAACTTCTGCTTGCTAAATTTGAATACTTTACGTTTTTCTTCTCCACGAGTTGAAAGAGTAAAATCATTAGTACGAATAAGGCTAGACAATTTAGCCTTACCTTCTTCTGTCATTTTTCTTTCGATTGTGCGTTTTACGATTAACATAGTTGTAATTGTTTTTTGTGTTGTTGTTAATTGGTTAATTATTATGATACAAATATACTACTTTTTTCTTTAATACAAACTATTTTTCAAAAATATTTTTACTTTCCATAATATTTGTTAATTTCTCTAATGATAAAACCCATATCATTAGGTATGGTAAAGTCTTTAAAACATCCAAGAGGTGTTTTAGCTGTTGTAAACCCATCATTTTGTGTCTCAAAATAATACTCTACCTTTTTTAACAGCTTATTAAATTTTGAGTTACTATAAAATACAAATGTAAACATACCTTCAATAGAAAGATAGTTATCTACAAGTTTACCTGCTGTTTTAACTTTCTTTTCACCACTTGTATTTTCTTCAAAATGATAAGTAAAAATGATATTCAAATCTTCTCTTTGACATTCTTGAGCTGCTTTAATAGGAATATAAGCTGCTTGTCCTACATCAGAAAATTTATCATATCCTTTTTCTTTTAATTTATCCATAAACATAAATAATTGTAAATAGACAGCATCATCTATTACAATATTCTTAATATGTTTATAAGCTGGATTTTCATCTACTGCTTTAATTAATGTTTCAACCACAAAAGAATCACTTGTTTTATAGTGATTCTTACCCTCACTTAATTTCCCTACTGGATAAGATTTGTCTGCATTAGGTGTAGGAAGTGGTTTACCACTAACATTAATCAAAAGTGTTTCTTTAGGATTAAGTCCTATAATTTCTATATCATCATTCTTAAAAGGATATAGACTAGTACTTTTACCTGTTCCTGTTTTTCCTACTACTGCAATAAGTCGAGCCAATTTGTTAAATGTTTATTTAGTTAATAATTTATTTTCTAAAAATGCTCTATATTCTATAGCTTCTTCTTTTGTTTTAAAACTTTTATCATATACAACTTTATTAATTGTTAATCTTACTCTCCAATTATTATTAAGAGGATTAAAATTAACACCTACGTGTTCTAAATTATCTCGTCTATTACTAGCTTGAGTATGTATTGTAGCCCATCTACAATTTTGTTTAGAGTAATCACCATTATTATCTATTCTATCTAAACTAGTATTTTCTGGTTTTTCTCCCATATCATTACAAAAATTATTAAATCCACGAAGACCTAACCATTCATCACATATTTTTATACCTCTACCCCCATAATCTTTATAAGCTGGATTTTTAGAATTATAACACCTAGCTTTCATCATACAATAAGTAGAATATAAAGGATGATTTTTTCTATCTTCTCCTTTTACTTGATGTATTATTTTTGTACTTCCATATCTTATATAACGAGCATAATGTTTTTGACAATACCCTAATGTAAATCTTTTTTGCCCATTAGGTCTGATATAATCAATATTTTCACACTCTTTTACTCTACATTTTTTTAATATATCAGCCATATTTTAACTTTCTGTTTTAAATGTTCCTAATTTAATTGGGCCTTTCTTAACAGGTTCTTTCTTTTCTTCTTTTATAACTCCTTTCTCTGTTAGGTATTTAATATAATCTCTATCTGATTGAAATTCTTCTGGTCTAGGTAATTCTTCAAATGTACCTATTCCACCTCTAAATAACATACCTATTTTCTTATTAGGAGAAGTATAACGAGACTTTAATAATTTAATACTACGATATGTATCTTTAAAAATAGTAATATTATAACCACTATGTTCATTTATTTCATATCTATCAGGAGCAAATAAACCTATTACTTCTGTTGCTTCACGTTGAGTAGTTTTACAATCACCAAGGCCATCGAGACTAGGTTCTAATTTAGAGTTAATTGCTTTACCACTCATATCATGTTCAACTCTCTCTTTGTCAGAACTTTGCTGTTGAATTACTACAAGATGACATTGATAATAGTTTTTTAGTGTTAAAGCATAATCAGCACTAAACTTAATCATAGCACTACGTAAATCAGGTAGATTTTTCTCTGTAGCAAGAAGATTAATTTGGTCTAATATAGGTATTACAAAAATATTATTATCATCATAATCCCAAAATTTCATTTCATAACCTTCATCATCTAATTTTACAGATTCTTTACCTTTTACAGATTGATTAATAATTTCCTTAACTTTTTTAAATATACCATAAGGATTATGAATATCACTATAAATTCTTACGCTTTTATAAAAAAACTTTATCCAATCATCATATTTTTTAAGTTTGTCTATAATATCTTGATTAATTCTAACTTCTTCTCCTTTAGCATGAATAGAAAGTAATTCTCTATAAGAAATTTCAATACCATAATCTCTATATAAAAATGAACATAATATATCTGCTAAATATTCCTCTGCTGAAAGTTCTAATGAGAATATAGGAATAATAACTTTTATCTCTGGATGCTCCTTGATAAAATCTAATACATTTACAACATATAAGGCTCTAACTAGTTTGCTCTTACCCACTCCTGATGAAGCTGTAACAATAGTATAAGAAGATTTTACTATTCCTGGAACAAATTTAGAAAATCTATCAAATCCAATAGGAATAAAATTAAAACCTCCTTTTAAATGATTTTGATAATTATCTTCTATATTCTTAATTAGTCTCTCATATATCATCTGGAAATAGATTTAGCTCTGTTTTATGCTTATCTTCATACATTACAGCAATACCTTCAAATGCTTTAAAATAAGATTCTATATTATATGGAGCACAAGTACTATCATTATCATTAAGATATAATTTAGTAATTTCCATAAATCTAGCAAACAATATATTATTATTACCTTTAATAATATATGTTTTAAACATTTGAATCAATTCATCCTTGCTATTCTTACCCCAAACAGAATATTTCTTATTTTCTACTTTAACTTGTTTAGGATAAATACTAATAAATTCCTCAAAAGCTTCTTCTACATCTGTAATATAAAAATGTCGAAGAAATTGTTCTGTGATTCTTACTTCATTGAGTCTAATTTCATAATTTTGTGTCCATATTTCTACAAATCCTAATCGCTCTAAATCTTTAAGTCTTTTAGACCAATCATTCTTTTTAAATCTTTCTTGATAACGCTCTGATAATTGAGCAAACTCAATAAGATTAATATTCTTTGGAATTTTTAGAATATCATTACTATAATTACCTTGATTAATCATAATACGATATAATAACCAAAAGTCTTCCATTTCAATTTCTAGTTCATCCAGAAATGATGCTATTTTAAAGGGTTCTATCATTTTTTACATATTTAATAAGTCTTGTTCTAATTTGTTTTGATTGATTGGGTCATTAATTATCATTTCTCTTTTAGGATGACTTCTATTAAATATACAAGTTATATCAGTTAATTCATAAAAGAAAGTAGCTTTATTTCTATCTACAAATAAAGGTTTAATACCTTTTATTATCTTTAGTTTCTTTCTTTTATAAGGACTTAATCTAATTTCATTATATAGATTTTTAAAATCATTTTTATTTAGTTGAACCTCAATGATATTTTCATGTAGTCTATCATTAATATTAATAAACTCATAATTAAGCTCTCCTAAGAATTTAAGTGCTTTATTATAATTGTTTCTTATTATTATTAGGTCTTCATACTTCATTTTAGTTGTTCGATTAATTGTTCTAAAGTTATTACTTCATAAATTTGATTCTTTAAAGAATTTTGTAACCAAACTTCTTCTTGACTTTCTATTAATTGACCTCCTAAAGTAAAACTAGCTATTACAAAATTAGCCATAATAGGTGCTTTATTAGGATTTTCTTCATCAAAACGAATTACTCTACCAAGTTGTTGTACTAAATCTAAATCATTACTTGTAAAAGCAACTCTTAGAGCAATTTGACAACTCTTAATGTCAAATCCTTCTTTTAATGAATCAATAGATACAAGAAATGGTTTTTGATTATTATAAAAAGATTCTAAAACTTTATCTTTCTCCGTTTTACCATCCTTATCTTTCCTAATGGAAAGTTTACTATGATATGCTATACTTCTAGGATTATCTTTAACTAATTTATCAGCAAAATCAATTGTTTTACAAAAAACTAATACTCTTTCATTCAATACTTCAAGAACTTTAATAGTAGCTTCATATTTAGATTGAGCATTTTGTATAATTTGTTTTCTTTCAGTAAGTGCTTTATTCCATTTCAATAACATTCCAAAGATAGCTCCTTCTTGTTGGTCTAATTCTTTTGCTAACCATTTTCTTTTACTTTCATGTTGTTTACCAATATAATCATAAGGAGAATATACTTTAACAGCAGCAAAATAAGCAGAATACTTTTTGTGAATATCTTGTGCTTGAATATAGGCATTTTTCTCTCTTAATGTTAATTCAAGTGGAATATTATAAATTTTTGTAGGAGGAACTAAACCATTTTTAAATCCCCAATAAAGGCTAACTTGATATTTAACAACATCTTTATTCTTTTTAGCTAATTCTTTAATTAAGAATTTTTCATATTCTTCTTTAAGAGTAGCAGTAAGAAACAAAGAATAATCAAAGGAACTTTGCTCAATAGCAGTACTAAAATATTCACTATCATCATTCAAAGCTCTATGTACTTCATCAATGATTAATAAATCACAATGAGATGCTTTATTATTCATTGTATAAGAATTAATAATAAAGTATTCTATTTGTAGAAATGGATAATCTTGATATATAGCACTAAGTTGTTGTAACCAGCTATTTAATAAATGCTGTTTAGGCAAAACTATATGTACTTTCAGATTTGGTTTAATACTAGCTAATTTCTTAATCTGTTTTATACCTGTTATTGTTTTACCAAAACCAGTATAAAATTCTGCTATTTTATTAGGTTCTGTTTTAGAAACAAAATCATCTTGTACATAATTTTTTAAATCAATTCCTGTTAAATTACTATCTGGTGGTTTATAAGTTATCATTTTTTAGTTAATAGTTTGAACTCTTTTATATCCATAACTTTTAAATTATCTGTTTCTTTACTAGGATATTGAAAATCCCATTTACCATTTTTCTTTTTATTAAGATAAAGAATAAGATATATAGGTAAATTACTTGTGATTTCTCCACATAACATATCTAATATCTTACTCTTTATT